AACTAAGGGAACCAAGGCAGGACATAGTGGAAGTGCTTATCCTCAGAGAAGTCATACTATGGACACGATGTATCCTCATAAGAAAAAAGCACGTTTAGAGAGAAAAGTAAAAGAAAAAAAATCTGAAGAGAAAAAATGAAGAACTTTCAAGACTTTCTACTTGAACTTAACAGGTTCGAGAAAGAAAAGGGCACTGATACCAAAACAGGTAAACCCATAACTAAGGGTGGTACTAAGAAACCAGTATCAACAACTAAGGATGCCGTTTTAGATGCAGTGAAGAAATCTATCACAGACAAGTATGGCAAGGGTGCCTTTATGAGGAGTGGTAGTAATCAACAGAAGAAAATCAAAGGTCAGAAGACTGATGGTGAGGGTAAGTATCTCAAACAACATAAGGCAAACCAACAACTTAAGAAAGATGCCAAAGAGATGGGTTACGGTGATAACACAAAAGGATATGTGGAGACAAGAGCGAGATATGGTAGTAAAGAAAATATGAAATCAGGAAAAGGATTAGGTACATGACATGCCAGCAGTCTCAAAAAAACAACAACGATTCATGGGAATTGTTCGAGCGTATCAAAAAGGCGATCTCGAAACGCCGCCGTCGCCTGAGGTTCAAGGAGTTGCTGCCAGCATGAAGAAAAAAGATGTGAAAGATTTTGCTTCAACCAAACACAAGGGATTACCAGAGAAAGTTTCTAAAGTCTCTGAATCAAATGGTGAGGAAGAGATTAAAAAATATTTGGAGAATCAGAAATCTCCAAGTGATGCAGCTGAGGAAAAGATAAAAGCATACAGACAAAAAAACCCACGAAAGAAAGGGCCTTTTGCACCTATGGACAAATTTAAAGCATCTAAATCTAGAATGAAGTATCGTCAGACAGGGCCTGATGAGATTAAAGAAGATTATGTTAAAGAGTTAGAAGATGGTCTAGTCAAGATGGACTATCCTACCTATGATGAAGTGGATGAGTTGATGAAAAAAATTGCCAAAGAGAATGACATTGACACTACAACGTTACATATGGCATTTAAGACTAAGCACCTTATGGTTCCAGATGATTGGGCTAAGAAGAAGATGTTTGAACCTGTTATGATTCCTAAGACACCAGAGAATATGAGTTGTGAAGGACTCACAGCTAAGGATAGATTTAATAGGGACGCAGGCAAAATAGCTAAGAAGAAAATTCGTAATAAAGAACACAGGAAATATGTTAATTTTTTAGATGTAGATGAGGCAGTCAATGCAGCACAGCAGGCTGCTATTGCAATCTCTAAGAAAAATAGATTACAGGATTTGAAAGTTGCTAAGAAAAGAAAACTTAAGAAGGAAGACTATGAACCCATAAATGAACTGAGTCAAGAAACAATGGCATCAGCAGCAAAAGAAGCAATGAAAAAACGTGATAATGCAAGAGGAACACCCGAATATGGTAGAAGACAAAAACAAGTTCTTAAGTTTGTAGCTGGAGCTGTCAAAAAAAGACAACAAAGAGATAGTGTTGAAAGAAGTTTTAAGAAACCAGATGCAGAAAGAACTCCTACAATGGAAGGCAATTCTATACAGGAATCTCCTACCTTGGTTGGAGCAGTGACTTATAAAAAGTCTGAAAAGCCAGGCAAATTTGAAAAAGCAGGTAGAGTTGTAGGTGGAATTGGTGGTAGTATCGCTGGTGGTGCAGCTGGTACAGCTGCTGGAGGGCCTTTAGGTGGAATTGGTGGCGGTATCGCTGGTGATATAGTTGGTACAAGAGCTGGTGGTGATATGGGTCAAAAAATTGATAAATTAACAAGAAAACCTGTAAAAGAAGAAGGCCTCCGTGATTGGTTTGGTAAATCCAAATCAAAAGATGGTAAAGGTGGTTGGGTGAATGTAGTTACAGGTGGAACCTGTGCTAGTGACGAACCAGGCGAGGGTACTCCTAAGTGTGTGTCATCATCTAAACGTGCGAGTATGACTAAGGCAGAAAGATTATCTGCTCAGAGAAGAAAGAAAGCAGCAGATCCAGGCCAACAGTCTAAGAAAAATGCAGCAAAACCTACATATGTTAGTACTGATAGTCCTAAAAAGAAAAAGAAAGTGAATGAAGCATACGGTGGTAAGGGTGTATCAAGAAAAGCAAAACTAGCTTCAACACATCCTCCTACAGCACAGGCTGCGATCAAGAATATTCCTACAGAAACCGATAGAGGTGCAGGGAATAAAGCAAAGAGAAGATCTGGACAGAAGGTAGAGAAAAAATCTCCCTCATACAAGGCATACATCAATAATAAAGAAGAGTATATCAATGAGGCAGGAGCAAAAGTTGGTAGAAAATTTACCATAGGTAAAATTGGAAAACAATATACTAGAGATGAGTATGGTGATCCAATAAAGAAGGATGGTAGCTCTGCACTCAAGAAGAATGTAGATAAAAATCCAAAAGATGATAAGACACCTAACAATCTAGTAGGTGAAGAAAAGAAAATTAAAAACAAATTAAAGAAAACTGCTAAAGAATTAGACGCTGCTGTAGTAATGCATACTAAACAGGCAAAACGTTTAAGAGCTATCGTAGAGGATGGTAAGGATCTTACTGGTAATTTTGAAAAGGGTGATAAGCCAGTCAAGGTTAATATTAAGAACTTATTAGATAAGGTAAAGAAGAATCCGAAAAACAAAAACATTGGCGTAAAACCACCAATTAACACTAATGAAGCAAAAGTAACTTCAAATCATGCAACTATTGGTGGTGAACATGCTAAAGATAAAAAAGCTAGTGAAACTGGACTCATAACTAGTTCAGATCATCCAGATAGAAGGCCTAAAAAGAAAGTTGAACCTCAACCAATTAAACGTGAAAGAGGTCAAGTAATGCAAGATTCATACGAACCCATAGTAGAGTTTAAAAAATCTCCAGCATGGCAAAGAAAGGCAGGCAAGAGTGAATCTGGTGGACTCAATGCAAAAGGTGTCGCATCATATCGCCGTGCAAATCCAGGCTCAAAACTTAAGACTGCGGTTACAACTAAACCATCTAAGTTAAAGAAAGGATCTAAGTCAGCGAAGAGAAGACTATCATTCTGTAGAAGAATGAGAGGTATGAAAAAGAAACTTACCTCAGCTAAGACTGCAAGAGATCCAGATTCAAGAATCAACAAGGCACTTCGTAAGTGGAACTGTTCTTTTGAGTATGAGAGTGGTCAAATGATTATAGAGAGAGGCCCTCAAAGTCTAGGGAGTGGAGCTAGACAAAAGAGTCCACATGCCAAGGAAGGTAAAAAAGGTACGAAGAAAGTTTCTGGTATGATAAAATCTTTAAAGAGGAAGGGTTCAATACTAAAACAACCACTTGGAGGCCCAGCTGATGCAGCATCTAAAGCTAGAAGATTATCTTATGTAAAGGCTGGAGATGATGTAGACTTAACTATTCTTCGTTTAATAAATGAAGGTCACATGAATAAAACATGTGCCAAAGGAGAATATTATTGTTATAATAGCAAGAAGTGTAAACCAATCCCCAAAGGAATGAGGATAGGTTATGGCGGAATGTTAAAACCAGAAAATGAAAATGATGAATCTAATGGTAAAAAAGGTGGTTCTAATGGTAATGGGAACGGTAATGGTGGCAATGGGAACGGCAATGGTGGTAACGGCAACGGTGGAAATGGTGGCGGAGAGTAGGGTTGACAGAATAAGTAATTGATAGTATAATCACATTATGAAATATATTTTTGATGTTGATGGGACTCTCACTCCTAGTAGAGAGAGAATTGACGCAGACTTTCTGATATTCTTCAATAGTTTTGCCTTAGCAAATGAAGTATATCTCGTCACAGGAAGTAATAGAGAGAAAACTATAGAACAAATTACACACCTTCTCTACTGTAATTGTAAGAGGGTGTATAATTGTGCTGGTAATGATGTGTATGAGGGTGATATCAAAGTATATACAAATCCTTGGACACTTCCTCTAGAAGCAAAGGAACATTTACTAGAAGAATTATTAGAAAGTAAGTTTCCAGTAAGAACTGGTCAGCATATAGAAGAGAGGCCAGGCTGTGTCAACTTTAGTATCGTGGGTAGAGGTGCAAATAAAGTAGAGAGATTGGTGTATAGTGATTGGGATGAGATAAAACATGAGAGAAAAGGTATAGCTGAAAGATTCAATAAGAAGTTTCCAGAATTACATGCCTTTGTGGGTGGTGTCACAGGTGTAGACATATCAGATAAAGGAAGTGATAAAGGGCAGATTGCAAAAGATTTCATGGACGGTAGTGTGGTATTTTTTGGTGATAGGTTAGATGAAAATGGTAATGATAAACCACTAGCAGATAAGATTTTACAGAACAAGTTGGGATCAGTAGAAGAGGTTAAAGATTGGAAAGATACATGGCGAAAATTAAAGAATATATAGTATAACAACATGAAAATAATGGAATGGTTGAAGAAGGAGTTTACGAAAACCCCTGGCTATATGAGGGTAAACCTTTTACTTCTGACGATATTGGCGATTTCTTCGGTTACGTCTACCTCATTACTAATAAAACAACAGGCAAGAAATACATTGGCAGGAAGTACTTTGTACAGAAGCGGAAACCTAGAGGAGGGAAGCGTCGAGTCACAAGCGAGAGCGATTGGAAGAAGTATTATGGCAGCTCACCAGAGCTTAAAGATGATATCAAACTTCATGGAAAAGAATCCTTTACAAGAGAGATCTTATCC